GCCATCTCCGGCAGGCAAAGGACAAGTTTGTCCTTGGGGTTGCGCACCAGACTAAAAGCAAAGTTCCGGCCCCACTCCTCGCCCCCAGAATCGCCGATGGTCACGGTGGCGCAGCCTTCCATGACCGTGCCGCCACAGCTCACCGGATCGCCGACCCGGCCGACGGGATAACCACCCAGGGTGACGTGGGGCGCGCCGCCGGCATGTTATCCCTCCTGAATCCGCACCTGGGCGGCGTTGATAGTGATGGCGCCGCTCGCCTTAATGTCGATGGCGCCGCTGACGTTGATGGTCAGTTTGTGCGCCTGGCGGTCGTACTCCAGCTCGGTGCCGTCCTCAAATTTGCGGTACCAGACATGCGGCGGTCGGCCAGGGGAAGGATCCTTGTCGGAGTAGGACGCCCCGAGCACCAGGCCCTGCTCGAACCCCTGGCCGGCGAACAGGCAGGCCGCCTGCTCGCCGATGTCCGGCAGGCTCTGTTCCTGATCCTTGAGGGTGCGCCGCTGCAACACCCGCAGAGGCATGGTCACAATGCCGTCGGCATCGTTGATCTTCACCCGGGCCGAGCCTGCCTTTTCGTCCACCTCAGTGACCGTGCCCCAGCGCAGAACCGCGCCCCGGTTCTGCTCCAGCGCCTTCAGGCGGCGCTCCAATCGGGAAAAATCATCCGCCATCTCAATACCCCATCACCCGGCGGATCTCAGCGCTGGTCGTGTACTTGCCGCCCAGCTTGTGATCCGCCTTGGTCACGAAATAGGCGCCGTCGAACCGGCCGAAGCCGGACATGCTCACGGTCATGCCGGCCACCAGGCCCGGGTGCCCCATAATCGTAAAACTGCCGGCGCATTCGCCCCCGTTCTGCCCGCGCAGGCTGTTCCTGGCCAGCTCCATGGCCGCGGCCTCGGACTCGATGCGCCGGTCCATGACCAGAGGCTTGATGGTGGTCTCCTCATCGAGCGGCTTGCCGGACGGGTTGTAGGTGGCGGTATGCGTTTCCCCGGTGGCCGGATCATGGTACTGCACCTCGCAGGCCGTGAACCCCGTGCCTTCCGATTTCTCCTTGAAGTCGTACTCAGACACCGTGGCAAAGCCCTCGCCTGAGCGCTGAAAGGTCAACCCGGCGGGACGGGCGTCGGCATCGCGGGCGCCGTAGAGGATCAACTGGTCGTCCCGCACCTTGACCGACACGCCGCGCTCCTCGGCCAGGCGGGTGAGGAAGGCCAGATCCGACTCGCCCCGTTGATCCTGACGGTCGAAGGCATGGGCGCCGGCATCGTAGAACAGGGACAATCCGTTGCGGCCGGCAATGTCGCCGGCCACGCCTTCCAGGGAAAAGGCTTCCCAGCCCTGGGTCCGCTCCGTTTCCCGCAGGGGGCCGGTCAAGGAAGCGGACACCCCCTTGATGCTGACCTTATCCGGCGGGCCGGAGTAGCTGACCTCGTCGCAGGTGAAGCTCCCGCAGTTCAGGGCGGGACTCTGCCCAGGCCCGAACCAGTTGAGGCAGCGGATGGCAGCGGTGATTTTCGCGCCCTTCGAGGGCAGCCAGCCGTTGCGCCATTTGCCGTCCCGGTCGTGCAGCTCGATCTGGATCTCGTCGCTCTTGCCCTCGGCCTGGTCGGAGAAGGTGAACGAGGTCAGGTACGGCTCGATATACGAGGTCGCGTCATGGCCGCCGATGGTCACCTGGAGTTGCGCCCTGCGGGCCAGTTCTTCCGGTCTCACATCCATGGCGGCAACCCCTGCTTGCTGATCCGTTCGGGTTTAGGAGGAATGCGCAGCTCAACCCCGGCCGGAAAGAGCACCACATCCAGGTGCTCGGGGTTGGCCCGGATCAAGTCCATGAACAGCCGCTCCTCGCCCCACAGCCGGTAAGCGATCGCGTCCCAGGCATCGTTCTGCATGGTGATGTAGGCGTCAGTTGCCATAGGACAGCCTCCGCTGGTTGGAGGCGATATCGGCGATCATCTTCTCGAAGTAGGCGGTCAGATCCCGCTCTTTCTCCTTGATGGCCTTGACCAGGGTTTCACCGACATCCTTGCTGGGCACTCCGTTGAAGTTGAGGGAAAAGGTGATCTGCGGAGCAATGGAGCCGCCGCTGGGAGCTGACCGAACCGCGGGGACTCCGCCCGGCTGCTGCGCCTGCTGTGCCCCGCCTCGAGCCGCGGCGGCTGAAGGTAGAGGAACTGCCGCCGGCGCCGGAATTGAGGCGGGCATGGATGGCGCTACCGGCCGCAGCGGCTTGGCCGTTGGTTTCTCTGGCTCTTTAGAGTCGCCGAAGAAACTCCCCACGTCGGAAAAGAACCCCTTCACGCTGCCCGCGGCTTCGGAAACCCACGCGAACTTCTCGGCAAGCCAGTCGAAAGCCGCCGCGGCAGAATCGACCATGCCGTTCCACATCACGCTGAATACCTCACCCACCGCATTGAAGACCTCGCGCACGGTTTCGCTGTTTTGGTAGAGCGCAACCATTATGCCTACTAGAGCCGCGACGGCGACCACAACCAAGCCGATAGGATTGGCTGTCATGGCTGCATTGAACACCCACTGGGCCGCTGCCATTGCTTTTGTGCCAGCCGCGCAGGCCAGGGAGACGGTCTTATGCGCCACCGTGGCCGCGGTCTGCCCGATGATGGCGGCACGGCTGGCAAGCACCGAGGGCCGCAGCCCATTAAGCACGCCTTTGGATATTGTCCAACCGTCAGAGAACATCGTGGCCGCATACTTGCCGGCCTTGGTCGCCAAGGAAAGGCCGACCATGGCGGTGGAGAAGCCCACCACCGCAGAGGTGACCGTTGGAAAGCCCGTAACCAGGGAAAACACCGTATCCAGCAGACCGCCGCCGGCATTGGCGATCCACGTCGCCACCGGCAGGTTGCTCTCGCCCATGGCCGTGCCGACCTGTACAATCTTGTTTTTCAGCCTGGTGAGCGAAGCATTCGCTGTTTCCGTGATGTCCTTGTGCGCAGCCATCAGGGCGCCGGAGCTGCCGGTCGCGTCGCCTGCCAGGGAAATCGCCTTTTTATACTGGTCAAGATTTTCGACCAGTTTGATCACCGTGACGGCCTCAGACTCGCCGAAGATCTCCTTGGCCAGCTTCATCCGCATCGGGCCGCTATATCTTTGCAGGTGCTCAAAGATCTTGAGCATCGTGCCTTGGGCGTCCTTGCGAAATCCTTGCTCGATATCCTTGCCGCGCAAACCGAACTTGGCGAACGCGGCTTGGGCTTCCTTGCCGGCGCCGCGCGCCTGCCCCAAGGTATTGAATAAGCCCTGCGTCGCGCTGATCATCTGCCTGGCCGGGACCTGCATGCCGGACATGGTGGCGCCCAAGGCGGCGATCTGCTCGCGGGTGACGCCGTACTGCTTGCCGATATCCGCCGTGCGGTGCGAGAACTCCAAAAGATCCGATTCCGAAACGCCGTGCATGTTGTTGGCGAGGTGCACCAGAGAGTCCAGATAGGCGTCCGCCTCGGCCTCGTTCAACTTGAAATGGGTGCGGATGCCTCCCAGCGCCTCGCCCGCTTCCGCGGCAGTCACGTCAAAAACCTTGGTCATCTTCTTGGCGACAGCAGTGAAGTGGAGCAGTTCGTTCTGTCCCACGGCCTTGCCGCCCATGGCGGCGATGACGCCGGTATCCTCGAGGTTGCCGCCCAGGGCAAGCGCCTGCTTTTTGAATGCGGCAAAGCTGGCGGGATCGAACTTAGCGGTCCTCTTGACCCTAGCCATGGCGGTCTCATAGTCGGCCGCCAGTTTAAGCGGGGCGCCGGCAGCCAGCATTCCAGCCACCGTGCCCATTATCTCGCCTTTCAGTTCCGACCGCTTCGCCTTGTTAGCCTGGAACTTCTCCATCGCGGCCAGCGCCGTGGTCTGTTTGTTGATGGCGGCGGTGGCCTCGGCGTGGGCCTTGGCGGCCCCGGCGACGGTGATGTTGTATTTTTTCGCCGCCCTTTCGGCGGAGTTGTAGGCGGTTTGCGCGGCAGTCAGCTCGCGCCTGGTTTTTTCGGTAGGCCCGGCGGCGTTGGCCTGCTGCGCGGCTTGCAATCTGGCCTCGGCAGTGGTCAAGGCTGCGGCGCGAGTGGAGACGGCCTGCAGCTCCTTGAGGCGGCCGCGCAGGTTCTTCACCCGCGCATCCACGGTGGAGAAGGTGGACCCCACCGATGAACCCAAGGCCGCGCCCAGCACAAAGGATACGCCTACCGCCTTGCCGCCAGCCATACCTTACCCTCCCATCGCATTGACAATATCCTGTTCAAGGGTAGCCGCGCCCTCCAGCCACCAGAGCGCCTCCTCGTAGGTCAGATCCAGGACCTCATGCAGCCCCCACCGGGTCAGCCGGCACAGGTTCAGCGCCACTGCCCGGATCTCCTCGTCGTTCGGCAGGGGTGCGAAATCGAAGATAGAGGCTCTGGAGCCGGGAATAATCCGCGGCATCCATCGCCTCTAATTCCTCCACCCGCAGATTGCACAGGGCCGCGAACTGTCTGAACTCGCCGTCAAAATCCTCGGCGTTGCGCACCGGGTATTGCCGCAGATCCTTCATGGTCGGGCGCCGCATGGTCACCGAAGCGAGCAGACGGTCGGCCAGCTGCATGGGGAAGTCCAAGGTCAGGGTTTCAGATTGGGCAACCATCAGTCGCCTCCCAGGTCCTTGCGCACCTGCTCCAGATAATCCTTGCCCATGATGCGGCAGATGAAGTTGAACTTGTCGATCTCAAGCACCTCGTCGCCTTCCATCCACATCTTGATGTAGCTGCAGGACAGCTCGGTTTCCGACTCCATCTTCTTGGCCGGCTCCATCTTGCCGGTGCCCACCTTCTTGGGCATGCCGCGCAGCACCACCTTGATCGACTCGGAAACCAGCTCGCCGGATCCAGAGTCGTGGTGCTGGATGGAACCGTATACCTCCAGATGGTGAGTGGTAGGAGCCAGCAAACTGATGGCCTGCTTGTTGGTCACGTTCCAGTTGAACTTGAAGGCCAGATCCTTGAAGTGCCCCATGACCGGGGTTTCCACCTCACCGGCCAGGCCCAGGCCGGAAAGGGCTTCGGTGATGTATTCCAGGCTGGGCAGCTCGGCGTTGGCCGTGCCAAGCAGCTCGGCGCTGCCCTCATAGTACACTTTCGCGTTTATCAGCTTGTCCGGGATCCGGTTGGCCGACGGCAGATCGATAGGCATGATGCGGCTCCTTATGCGGCAAAGAGGGTGGCGATATAATTCGGGTCATACTCCTGGATAAACTCCAGTTCCCGGCCAGGGCTCGGCGGAGTCATGAACACGTGGAAGCGGGCGATGCCGTCCATGACGTCCGTGGTCGGATTTTCAAGGCCCAGGAACTCGCAGCGCCCCCCCAGGATGAATTCTCTGCGGGCCAAACCGTTCAGCCAGACGTTGAAGGTGTCGCAGACCGTGCCGGCCAGGCGCCGGTTCAAGGGCCGGTCCACCAACTGCCAGGCCGTGAGCGCCAGGGTGTTGCCGACAAAGTTGAACATGCGGCGGATGGGAATGAAGGTGTCCTTGACGTCGGTCACGCCGGGATAGGCGGCTGTTCTATTGCCCCAGCCCACCATGCCGCCGACAAAGGACAGACCGGTGACGATGCCGTTGCCGTTCAAGGAGGCCGCCTGGAGCGGATCCAGCATCAGTTCCTTGCCGCCATGGGCCATGCCGTTGGCCAGCATGCGTTTATTCGACGGCGACCAGTAGGGGATGTTTTCGTTCTCGGAGTCCCTCTGGGCAGTGATCCCGGCCCAGTGGATGGAGCCGAACTCCTCTTCCAGATTGAACACCGGCCTGCCGAAAAAGATGGTCAGGTTCTTGTCCGTGAGGTTGTTGTCCTGCACCCAGGCGGCGGCTTCGGTGTAGGCCACGTCAGATGGAATGTCGGCGATGCCGATGCAGTTGAAATGGCCGGAGATGTTGGCGCACTTGGCGCCGATCGCCAGGGCCACGGCAGGATCGTCGGAGAAGCCAGGGGCGATGATCTGCCCAGGGATGATCCGGAAACGGGGGAAAACCTCGTTCACCAGTTCAAGACCCTTGCGGCTGCCGGTCACGGCGTCGATCCCGCCGATGATGTCCGCGGCCGTGACCTTGGACACGTCCGGCTGATCCTGCTCGTCCACATGCTTTGCCGGATCGAAGACGTTAATCACGCAGATGGGCGCCATGCGGTACCGGGACAGATAGATCTCCAAGGCCTGCAGGATGGGATAGTCGGACTTGTCCGCGCCATCCGGCAGCGAACCGAAGGCTGCCGCGCCCTCTTCCAGGGTGTAGATCAAGACCGGCTTGTTGACGGGCCGCTCCACGGCGGGCGGCAGGGTCTGCACCGGGGCCACGCTGACCACCACCGGCAGCGACACCTCCACCCGCACCGGCGGCAGCAGGCTGGTAGGGACTTCTCTGGTATACACGCCATGACGATAACTCATTTGATAACCTCCTCGTTCTTCGACATCTTGATCTCCTTACTCCCAGCCCTTGAACCACCAACGGCTGGCAATGGTGACAGCGGAAAAAGGCTTGGGCTGGTCTTCGGCCCGCACCCAGGTCAACATGCGGCCTTTCTCGTCCGGGGTGAGGACGAAACGCCTGGCCAGGGGAACCCCTTGGGAGCAGGGCAATAGCGACCCGACCACGGCCGACAGCAGGGCGGCAAGATCACCCTCCACCTCTTCCAGATCGCCTTGCTCGCCCTTGTCCGGGTTGTAGACGCTCAGGCAGAGGGCCATGGTGGCCTCGCTGGCCGCGGCGCCGTTCTCCACCTGCAGGTGGCCGGACAAGTGCACGATCACCACGCAGGGCACCTCATGGATCGACGCTCCCTTGATCATCCGCTTGGGGGGCACGTCGCCGATGAACACCGAGGGCGCGGTGACCACATCGCCATCCGGCCCCTGCCCCAGGAGCTTAAGCGGCGCCAGGGATTGGGCGAGGTGTTCGCGCAGCCGCGTCTGCAACAGGGCGATCATAGCCCGTCTCCGAATCGGGTGATGGCCTGGTCCACATGGCGGGCCAGGATGGCAGGGAAGTCGATCGCGGCCCGGGCGGTGACGGCGTCCTCCACTTCGGGGGTGGCGATATGGTACTGCACGTCTGGCCCGTACAGTTGCTTGATGGCGGCATGTCCCTTGAGGCTGCGGCGGCCTTTGCCCCACAAACCGGTTTTGCGGTTCTGCCCAGCCTGGTGGCCGGGCCGGAAATAGACGCCCAGATGGCCGCCCGGCATCCTGGCGATAAAGGGCAGGCCTGCGCCTTTGATCAAATTTTCTGACCTTCGGCGTTCGCCGGTCCGCAAGCTATAGCTGAAGCCCGGCCA